GTGAACGAAAATAGTCATGATAAAAATGCTACTGAAGATGAGTACGCTGAATTTTGGAAGCATTTTAATGCGAGACATGACGATCCTCTCGTCAAAGATATAAAGAAAACATATCGATGGTTTGTTGACGTCATGGGAGAAGAAAAGTGGTCTGAGCGAAGAGATAATGTTCTACGATATTTTCGCTCCCTCACTGAACGGTTGTATAGCAGTCAATCTGATGTTTCTTTTCATGAAAAAGATTCTCGCATGGCTTTTTATGATGATTGGATCGCTTGGTATTTATATCTTGCAGAATCACTTGCAGATCGCCCAACAGTTGATGAACCTGCACAATCCTCTAGAATTTGGCCGTTTTTTGCTACCATCGGGGAATTTAGCGAAGAGTTGAAGCGTACCAAAGGTATTGAAAATAAACTTAAAGATTTACTTATTAAACCTGAAAATCAACCAGACTCTGTATTATTCGAATTGGTTGTTGCTGCCTGTTATATAAAAAATGGATGGGAAGTGGAGTTTATACCTGAATCCGGCGCAGGTAAAACACCAGACCTTCTAGTTACGAAAGGAAATTATAAACTATATGTCGAATGTAAAAGGCTTGCAAAGGTAACTCAATATTCAGAAAATGAACGAACGGAATGGGTTAAAAGATGGCAGCAAGCTCTGCCATATATAATTTCTTACCCATATCCTGTTTTTTTCAATGTAAAATTTAAATGCGAGGTCAATAGTACCAATCCGGATATTTTATTGAATGTTGTTAGGTATTTATACGCCTCAAGAGATTTGATGCAATCTGGTGTTGCATCTTGTGAAAATGATGAAATATCAGTGGTAGCAAATTTAATTGATATGGACCGTATAAATGAACATTTTGCCAAATGGATAGTAAAGTATCCTTCTCCACAGCTTAACTCTCTTTTAGATGATAACTATGACCCCCACGGTAGTTATACAATGGCATGCCAAGCGAAACTTTGTACTTATAGCGATGATGAATATAGTACGATTAATGTTTTTGCAGATGAGATAAAGAGACCTTTCTGCGCTAAATGGGAATGTATAGCAGATGAGTCGATTACAAAAAAGGCCAAAGATGTCAAAGGGTTGCTTGTAAAGGCTGTAAGGCAAGCCCCAGATGATGGTAAAACAGTTATCCATATTGGATATGAAACATTGCATGGCCCACATGTCGAGGTGCTTCGTGATCAAAAAATTACTAATATGTTAGCTAATTTTGATTGCGAGGGAAAGGATATTGAAATTGTATATTGCCATTCATTCCAGCCAAGACTATTTTCAGATAACAACTGGGATTTTGCAGAAACTGTTAGGTATTATCTAAGAGGAATTAGCAATAAATATCTTTTGAAGAGAATGATGCTTTTGGAAAGGGAGGGTATTGTTGAATCCAACGACACCCATTGGGAGCAAGATCTACGAGAAATGAACAATAAATAATAAATTAGTCTAACTAAATGTATTTAATGGATTAAGCTTAACAGCATCTTCTAGGTGGTCTGGAGCAAAATGGGCATACCGCATTGTCATTTTGATATCGGTATGCCCCAAAACGCGCTGTAGGACTAAAATATTACCACCATTCATCATAAAGTGACTGGCGAAGGTGTGGCGCAAGACATGGGTAAGCTGTCCTGCCGGTAGTTCGATGCCTGTTCTTTCCAAAGCAGATCGGAACGCGCCATAACAGTCACTAAACAACCGACCTTTTTTATCATCAGGCAGAGATTTGTAGAGCTCTTCGCTTATTGGAACGGTGCGGTTTTTTCTGCCTTTTGTATTGGTGTATGTGATTTTGTATTTCGCAAGTTGGCTTTTTCTCAGACTCTCGGCCTCAGACCACCGTGCGCCAGTGGCGAGACAGATTCTTACCACGGTTTCTAAATCAGGGTGGTCATGCCGTTTACACTCTCCGAGCAGTAGCGAAATTTGGTCGTGAGTTAACCAGGCCATTTCCATTTCTTCTGTTCGGAATGGGCGCATATTTTTCAGTGGGTTTTCACCCTTCCATTCTCCGAGGCGGTTTAGCTCATTGAACACTGCCCGGAAGTAGGCCAGCTCAAGATTAAGCGTGCGAGGAGATACCTCTTTCACTCTGTTTGAACGGGCATATTCACCTTTTAACCGTTTTTCTCGGTAGCGGGAAAACATCTGCGCATCGAAATCGCGTGCAAGTGGTTCGCCCATACACTCAAAAGCATGTTGCATGGCTAACTGGCGTTTCAAGCCGTCTTTCAGTGTAATGCCATGAGCGCTATACCATGAATCAACCAGCTCTTTTAACGTGCGCCTGTCTTCCTTTTCTTCCTGCCACGGGTTTTGAACGGTGTACTGCTCAAACGCCAGAGCCTCGCCTTTAGTAGCGAATTTCTTTCTGATACGTTTGCCTTTTGCACCGTTTGGGTAGAGTTCACAAATCCAACCGCCAGCGGGATTTTTTCTTACCGTCATTGTTAAAGTTCCTGATAAACGGCAAAAACACGATTGTGAATTTTTATATCGCTAATACTGCATTCGAAAGCAATCTTTCCGCCAGAAACGTGAAGCCTTTGACCCGGTAAAATAGTGAGTTCTCGTATGCTTTTGCTGCCATCAACATCAATCAAATAAGTCCCATCAGAGAGTGAATTTTTACTCTCCATAAAATGAAATCTTCCATCAGCTTCGATGATGTAGGGATCAGAAATGGCATCAGGGAAAAACTTCTTATCAATTGTTATCCAACCCTGATCATCTAGTTGGCCTTCACTTATTGTGAATAATTGAATCGAAAGATTCAAAGTTCCCTCTGCAGGTTTCTCATTTTCGAACTTTCTACCCTCCCCAGTAAGTAGCCAACGAAGATTTGCTCCTGTCTCTAAGGCGCAATGTGCTGCGAAGTCATAGGAGATAGCGCCTCGGGTGTACCTATTCGATAGCGAACTTGAGGCAATGTCGAAGTGGTTAGCTAATTGAATTTTCTGTGAAAATCCATAAGCCTCGCAGATGCGATCGAGGACGTCTACGTTGCTCCATCCTAAAGAATTAATGTTCATTTCACTAAAACCTATTTACTATCTCTCAATTGGGAGATATATTTTGGCTAAACCTACGCAATTGATGGCAAGTGTTGGCAAACAGAGTCATTTCAATTGCAAACTTTGGCAAAAGGGAATCATGCAACATGGCTTCTGAAATCGCAATCATCAAAGTACCTGCACCTATCGTTAGTCTGCAGCAGTTCGCAGAACTTGAAGGTGTTTCTGAGCGTACCGCTTATCGCTGGACAACTGGCGACAACCCTTGTGTACCAATCGAACCCCGCACCATCCGTAAAGGCTGCAAGAAAGCAGGTGGCCCGATTCGTATCTATTACGCTCGCTGGAAAGAAGAACAGTTGCGTAAAGCGTTGGGTCATTCCCGTTTCCAACTTGTTATCGGTGCTTGATTCACATTATGTGAATTATAAGGATGTAGCATGTTTGATTTTCAGATTTCCAAACATCCCCACTATGACGAAGCGTGCCGGGCTTTTGCGCAGCGTCACAATATGGCGAAGCTGGCCGAGCGTGCGGGTATGAATGTTCAGACGTTACGTAACAAGCTCAACCCAGAACAGCCTCACCAGTTCACACCGCCTGAATTGTGGCTGCTGACTGACCTGACCGAAGACTCAACCCTCGTTGATGGTTTTCTGGCGCAGATTCATTGTCTGCCATGCGTGCCGGTTAATGAGCTGGCTAAAGATAAATTGCAGTCTTACGTCATGCGCGCAATGCGCGAACTCGGTGAACTGGCGAGCGGTGCTGTATCTGATGAGCGTCTGACCACTGCCCGTAAGCACAACATGATTGAAAGCGTTAACTCCGGCATTCGCATGTTGTCATTGTCGGCTCTGGCGCTGCATGCACGTCTGCAGACTAATCCCGCTATGTCGAGCGTGGTCGATACCATGAGCGGTATTGGCGCATCGTTTGGTCTTATTTGAGGTGCGTATGCTGAAAAGTGAACCGTCATTCGCGTCTCTGCTCGTTAAGCAAAGCCCCGGCATGCATTACGGCCATGGCTGGATCGCAGGTAAGGACGGCAAGCGCTGGCACCCGTGCCGCTCACAGTCCGAATTATTAAAAGGGCTGAAAACAAAGTCGCCGAAATCGTCAGGTTTTTTAATTATTCGTATTGTCCACTTTGTAATTAAAGGAGTGAAACATGTCACGCGATGAATTAAGAATTGTTTTAGGTGCCATGATTCCAAATATGGAGGATGGTTTTGAAATTAAAACCCGAGACGGCGCAATACTTCGCGTTGACCCTGAGTGGGAGTGCTGCAAAGAATTTAAGGATGGATTAAAAGCCGAAATCATCAAGCAGTTAAAAAGCAAGCCTGCTGTTGTATTTGGATATAGTTAATTAATTAAACGTAATTACTTGGCGTAAACCCGCCGGGCATTCTTTTGCCAAAAATCAGGAGGATATATGAGTAGAACTATTTATTTATCAACGCCGAGTAGTGCTGGCGACCACGTGCTGGAGTCTTTGTTTAAAGAAGCCAAAAAAGAAGAGCGCAAAGATCGCGCTCTCGCCGTTTCAATCCGTCTCGAAGCGCTGGCCGTTCACATTACCAATTCAGATATGACCGGCAAAGAAGCGGCCGAACTTCTGCGCCGCGAAGCCACTCGCTTTGAGAACGAATCACAGGAGCTGCACTAATGGCTGACACAATTGATTTAGCCCAACAGCGTGAGCAGGAAGACCGCGAGCGCTACATCAACAAAGCGCGCAGCCGTATCGCTGCGCCTTCCCGTTTTTTCTGCGAAAAATGTGACGCACCAATCCCAGAAGCTCGCCGCATTGCGATTCCGGGCGTGGATTTGTGCGTGACCTGTCAGCAAATCGACGAGCTCAAATCTAAGCATTATCGGGGGGTATGAATTGGCTGTTCAATTCGCGTTTCCGTGGAATGCTCCACGGTCGGCAATAACCAGTCCATATCTTACCTACGACCAACAGTATCGCCGCGACCGTATGTTCGCGGCTTTGCTGCATGCGAGAAAGGTGCTTTCTCTCCAGCCTGAGTGCGTGCGTTTTGATGTTTATCGAACCGCTGCGGCGCTGGAGCAAAATCAGGGCAGTCAACGAGCCAATGCTTTTTTAATCAGCTTCTGCAAAAAGGCATTGCCGCGTCTTGAACTGGTTGCAAAAAAATACGAGTGCGCTGGCATCAACAGCAATGTATCAACCGCTGTTTTCGGTTGTCATTTTGATACCCAGCTTATGCAATATCTGGCGTCACGCATGGTCAATATGGTCGCCAGATATAATCGCCTCCCTGATATGTCGCGTGCTGATGTTGACCTGTTGGCCGCTGATATTGCTAATTTCATTCGTGGTGAACTTGCCAACATTGATGACCACGGATTTGGCGAGCTTAAAACGCTGTACACCTGGTATATCCGTGCTGGCATTATTTCCCTCCAATTCAACGTTATCCCACCACATTGGGATCGGGTTGCAAAAAATTATGTCGACGCGGATGAAATCGCACCGGCTATTGCCAAGATGTTTAATGATGGGTGGTGGCGTGGTCGTTTGCGCCGCGTTGCGGCTACGTGGCGCGAACACCTGCAAATTGCAGTCGGTAACGTCAACAAGAAAAAAAATACCTACGCGAGTAAAAACTGCGTGACTGACTGGCGTGAACAAAAGCGCCGCACTCGTGAATTTCTCAAAGGTCTGGATCTCGAAGACGAAGACGGCAACCGTATCAGCCTGATTGAAAAATATGATGGCTCAGTTGCTAACCCTGCCATTCGCCGCTGTGAGCTCATGACCCGCATTCGTGGGTTTGAAAACATCTGTAATGAGCTCGGTTATGTTGGTGAGTTTTACACTCTAACCGCGCCGTCAAAATACCACGCCACGACTAAAGCCGGTTACCGTAACAGCAAATGGAGCGGTGCCAGCCCGGCTGACACGCAAAACTATCTAACCGGTATCTGGGCGCGTATCCGTGCCAAACTGCATCGGGAAGATGTGCGAATTTTCGGTATTCGTGTCGCCGAGCCCCATCACGACGGTACTCCACACTGGCACATGCTGATGTTCATGCTGCCGGAAGATGTTGAATATGTTCGCTCCATCGTCCGTAAATACGCATGGAAAGAAGACCGCCACGAACTGAAAAGCGATAAAGCCAAAAAAGCACGTTTCCACGCCGAGGCGATTGACCCAGAGAAAGGCAGCGCAACCGGCTATGTTGCTAAATACATCTCAAAAAATATCGACGGTTATGCTCTCGATGGTGAAACCGATGATGAAAGTGGTGAGCTGCTGAAGGATACAGCCCCCGCCGTTTCAGCATGGGCAGCGCGCTGGCACATCCGTCAGTTTCAGTTTATCGGTGGTGCGCCGGTGACGGTTTACCGTGAGTTACGTCGCCTCGCTGATACCGAAACCGCGCACGGCCTGAGCGTTGAGTTTGCCGCCGTCCATGATGCCGCCGACGCTGGTGACTGGGCTGGTTATGTTAATGCGCAGGGTGGGCCGTTTGTCCGTCGCGATGATTTACAGGTGCGCACACTGTATGAACCGCGTACCGAGCTTAATCAGTACGGTGAGGAAACGGTATGCATTAAGGGGGTCTACGATTCCTCCATAGGTGCAGGGAGCCCGATTTTAACTCGGCTCACTCAGTGGAAGATTGTTCCGAAGCGTGCTGTTGATTTGGCCGTTGACCTTCAGGACGGCAAAGCCGTCCCTCGGAGTTCTGTCAATAACTGTACGGGAAGCGAAAGCGATCCACCGATACTGGATTTAACAAAACCTCTGAGTCGGCGTGAAAGACGAGAGCTAACCAACCGACTCAGGAAGCAAAAGCCAGCAATACGGCGAAAATTCATCCACGGAACGGATGAGCAAAACGCAGCTATAGCGAAAACTATCGACGAGATACATCTGACAACCGGCATCACAATCAGCCGGGGCGAAGCCCTGCACCTGATAGCAGGTGGTAAAAGTTGCTTTGATGGTAAATGGTTGCGAGGAACGACCACAGGAGAAATATTTACCGCAGCGCCATCACTTCAGGCTAAAGCTAAGGTGCATCAGACCAAAGCTACAGAAATCCTCAATCGTGTTGCGGCTTTAGCTGAGCTGGCAATGAAAATATAACCTCTAATATTCATCCATATCATGTACATACAGTGTGTTTACTGCTTTTTTTTCTTCACATTTTTTATCAATACGTGCTACTGTATGTTTATACAGTATCTCGTTGTGGAGGTTGTGTGGATAGAGAGTTAAGTGAGCACGTTATGATTGAGCGGGTCGAAATGATTGCGCGTCTGACAGCTGAAGGGACTTGTCAGGAAAGAGACCGTGAAATCGCACTCGGGCTGATAGCTGAGCTTGCAAAAGGGAACTTGATGAAAAATAACTCGTTTTCTATAGTTTTTTCAGCTAAACCCATTGAAAGTTAATGATTAAATAAATTTATAATTTTTCCCTTTGAAGATGGCCACATTTACTAAAACGTGAGAATATCAAGCCTTGGCGAAATCTTGCTTTTTTCCGAGGCTTGTTTCGCTATAATATGCGGTCGGTTTTTAGGAGGGGTTAATGCCAACTGTAGTGTCGCTTTTTTCTGGGTGTGGTGGTTCTGATGCCGGAGTCTTGAGGGCAGGGTTTGATGTGCTCATGGCAAATGACATTCTACCTTACGCCCGTGATGTATATTTGGCTAATCATCCAGAAACCGATTACGTCTTGGGGGATGTTTCTGCTATCGAATCGTTCCCTTCTGCTGACTTGCTGGTTGGCTGCTACCCTTGTCAGGGTTTTAGCCAGGGCGGAGTGAGAAAAGCTGATAGGAAGATTAATACGCTGTATTTAGAGTTTGCTAGGGCATTAAGAGTAATCCAGCCTAAGGCTTTCATAGTCGAAAATGTTTCTGGCATGGTCCGTAGTAACTTTGAACATCTTCTTCAGGATCAGTTTAAAGTCTTTAAAGAAGCGGGCTATAGAGTTAACTCGCAAATTCTCAATGCTTCTCATTATGGTGTTGCTCAAGACCGTAAACGCATTTTCATAGTCGGGATCCATGAAAAGTTTGGTACTGATTACGTTTTCCCTCAGGCCACGCATGGTGAGGGTTTAAAACCATTTTCTACGATTAAAGATGCAATAGGATCAATGCCTGAATGGCCTACCGGTGAGTTTTACGAAGCTGACTTCCATTGGTATTACCTATCGCGGAATCGTCGTCAAGATTGGGGGCAGGTATCTAAAACAATCGTAGCTAATCCAAGGCATATGCCTCTACATCCAATCAGCCCCGTTTTAGAAAAGATTGGGCCAGATAAATGGCAATTTACATCGGATTCTCCAGCTCGTCGATTTAGCTTCCGTGAGGCTGCTCGTTTGCAAGGATTCGGGGATATGATATTTCCTGAAACAGAACGTGCTTCGATGAATATGAAATACACGGTTGTTGGGAATGCTGTACCGCCTCCATTATTCGAGGCGGTTGCTCGTAACCTTCCAGATATATGGGATTAAGCTGCAACAGCATTAGCCTCAAGGAGAATATCTAAGTATCCGATGTTTTGACTATGGTCAATGTTTTCTGAGGCTCTGGTCAGATTTATCAATCTTAGGCGATCAACAAAAATTGCGTCGCCTAATTTACTTTTATGTGCCCATTCTCCATCAACCCATCTTAAATCTTGTGGTAAAAAATAATATGTTGCCCATCGGTGAGCAACAGGAAACTTGCTATAAAGCATAGCTGGTGAGGCTTCAAGTTGTTTTGCTTCCCATTCCTCTTGAGAACAGCCACATTGGACAAAAGAAATGGGGATTGCATCTCTTTGATCTCCCATTGGATGCCAAGCGATGATATCAAGGCCACCGTCACCACTATTTCCACGACTAAAGTCTCGCTCTTTGAAATTAGGCGTACAACGAATATCTGCAGCAATATTTGTGAACTTATTGAATAAGGTTCCGGTATATGGTGCAGCTTGTCCACCTGACGCCCAACAGGCCTTTATTATGCTACCGCTAGGCATCAAGCTTTCGAAAATAGGTAAGCTTATTAATTCAAAGCTTCTGGTTATTTCTCTTCTGCTTCTTATATTAACATACTTTATATTTGCACATATTAATAAAGCTAGGTATAGTCTTTCTAAATGCCTGAGTTGCTGTTCGGAAGTATCTCGTAATTCGACCGTGTCATTGTCATCTGATAAAGTAAATGGGTAACTATCCCCAAATAAATCAATGCGTTGCCGAACGAAACTAATTGCAAAATTCCATTTTCTATCCACATAGTTTCGACTTACGCTTCGTCTCGCTCTTCTGCGTACAAGAGCATCATTTTCATCATCGATATCGTCAATACTATCTTCTTCTGCTTCTTCGGTTTCTGCTAGAACAGCCTCAGGTTGAGCTTGAAGTGTGCTATATAGGTCTCCTCGACTAAATGACCGATCGATATTAGTTAAGGCCAATATCTCAATATAATCAGCCCATAAATAAGGCTCATTAGAGGGCATTGAATCAAGATTAGTTATCATAATCTTAATCATCCTCCCTTTTGCTTCTAATTTGATTTCTTATATTTTTTGACATTTCGAAAATTTCAGAGGCAGTTTCTTCATGCTCCAAAGTTAATTCTTTAGCCTTAAGAAGCATATCCCAAACAACTCTTAACTTAACACTGGCGGCACTTAGTGCTTTATCTAACGCTTCTCGTTCTCCGCTAGTATATAGATATGCCTCATCTAAATTTGAACTCCTCATAAGGACTTCAACGGCTTCAGGTTTTTCAACGACAGCTGCAATATCTTTTATTCTTCGAGATTCGCCGATGATAGTTCTGCCTTGCTGATCTGGCACAAAGAACCAAGAAAATAGTCGTTTGAGGTTATCTTCGTTTAAATTTGGATCTAAAAAGTCTTTCTTATCTTGCAAGCCAAGCCAATTGGTGATTTTTGAATAGCCTAATGCTGTTGTTATATATGAAAACTCAACATCTGCAGCTTTCATTGGCAGGTCAAAAAAATCATTATCATGCGCCACTTCATATAAATTTAATGCTGTAAGAAGTGTCGCGACATAATGTGGTTTGCTCCCAATTTCACGTGCCAAGTTTTTTAATACTTTTTCTTTTGACTCGTTTGCATAAAAAGTATCGCTTAGTTCTTTAAGGTATTTTGCTTTAGATAATGAATCCCATTCTTTAACGCCTGTTATGTGACGATAACCAATGTACCTTAAGACGTCCTCACGATTTTCATAAATAATACAAGGAAGTTTTTTAGGTTTATGGGTAGTATCCTCAATGATTTCTTGCACCCCTTTTAGCTTTCTTTTAGGGGGATGCAGGTCGCCATTGAGCAATTTTACTGCGGCTAAACGTCGGTTTCCTTCAACTACAATATAGTTTCCATTGGTTTTTACTGCGAGTAAAGGTTCTCCGGGAAAGTAGCCCTGCTGACCGATTGACAACATCAGGTCGTGGACACTTTCGTCGTCTAGCATTTCTTCAATGACAGTTGCTGCATTACTGGCATCGTTGAGTCGGAAAAATCTTGGGTTTTGAGGGTCAAAATCAAGCTTTTTAGTATCAATTTCTACGATTTTGTTATCCATTCTAACCTCATAGGGTGATGTAAATATTTCATGAGAGCCTGTTAGCACTTCCATGCTCAAGTGATTGGTACTTGTACCTTTGTATGCATCCAATTTTACAAAAAAGTTGTGCATAACTCTGCATTAATATGCATTCATATTTGAAGAGCTATTTTCTGGCTCCGCGTCCAGCATAACGCGCCTGATGGACATCAGGCAATTGCATTAGAACCGCCCCATAAAGCGGGCAGGCGTGGCGGGGATAGCATTGCGCGCCAGCGGTGGTGCGTAATAATAAAAATTATCGTCTGGGCGCGCCATGGTGGTGCTGTCGTGGTTGCTGTCGGTTCGTTGGTGGTCGTGTGTGTTCGTGCGCGTGTGGCGCGTCTGAGGCGTGATGGTGGCGGGTATGAAAAAGCCGCCATGGTGGCGGCTTGAGTGGGGTTATTCCGGATTGTCTAGGGTGTACTCTTTGAACCTGATGACCTCCATGCCGAGCCAGTCGTTTACCTCCCTGAACCTGTCCTGTAGCGGCGACAGCTCGTTGCGCACAAATACCTTTGCCACCTTCTCAACGTCACCGAGTGAGCCGATATTCTCGGGCTTGCCGCCCATGAGCTGGAACGGAACGCGGTGCGCGTCCATCAGGTCGGCGGCGCTGGCTTTCTTGATGTTGAAAAAGTCATCCTTTGTGGCGACCTCGCTCAGTGGCACGATTTTGATGCCGTCCGGTTTTCCGCCGGGTGCGTAGAAAAACAGGTTCTTAAAGTTGCCGAGCCCTTTCGAGTTGCGCATCGCCTCGCGCAGCGATTCGACGTCGGTCGCGCTCTGCGCCGGGTCGGTCACATACATGATGTAACCCGCATGCGCGCCGTTCTGGTAATACTTGCGACGAAACAGTGTCGCGGATTCATTCAGCCAGGCGGAATTAAGCGCGCTAAGATATTCGGGCAAGCCGTAAATCTCCTGATTAATGTCGGGCTCCAGCAGGTGAAACACGGTATCAGGAGCGAACTCATGCGGCAGAGTAAAGTTTTCCACAAACCAGAAAATCGAGTCGTCGACCCCGCGCCGGGTGTATTTGGCCGGTGAGGCCAGTAGCTTGATTAACTGGCCGGTGACGCTGTGGCGCTGCTCAAGAAAGGCGTTGCCGAATACCAAGTAGTCGAGTGCAAAGCGGCTGAAATCCTGACGGGATAGCAGCGGGTGCGGAATGTAGGTGCTCGCGAGCACGTTGCGCTTAACGTAAATCGGTGAGCTGTGATGTACGGCAGAGCGCAGGCTCTTTGCCAGCCCGGAGAAGCTGACCGGCGGCTCGTACCATTTGCCGTTACTGATGCACTCGACATAATCCAGAATGTCGCGCTTATCGAGTACCGGCACCGGCTCGCCGAAGGTGAACGCTGTCGTTTTTGGCGGTGCGCTGGCGTTCAGTTGTTGTGGTTTGCTGGCCTTTTGTGCGTTGGCTTTACGGGATTTTTGCTTACCCATTTTAATTGAACTCCAGAATAGATTTAGGCTGCATGCCGCTACCGGCGGAAAGCGGTTCGTTTAACAGGGCGTGCATGGTCGCCCATGCGATATCGGCGTGACTGGCTTCCTCGGTGCGACTGGCCTCGTAGGTGGCGCTGCGCCCACTGCTGGTCATAGTTTTGCGGATGGACATAAACGACTGCGTGACGTCGGTCGCCCCGGCGTCGTACTCCAGACAGCCGCGGCGAATGGTGTCTTTTGCCTTGAGTACCATCGCGGTTTTCATCTCAGGCGTGTAACGAATGCCGCGTGCCGCCGGGTAGAATGAGCGCACCAACTGGAATACGCCGAGGCCGAGGCCGGTTGCGTCAATGCCGATGTATTCGACGTTGTATTTCTCAGTCAGTTTGCGGATGCCCTCTGCCTGAGCGGCAAAATCCATGCCTTTCCACTGATGGCGCTCCAGCATGCGGAATTTGCCACCGGAGACCACTGGCGGCGCGAGCACGACGCACCCGGCACTGTCGCCGGTGTGTGACGGGTCGTAGCCGATCCAGACAGGGCGCGAGCCGAACGGATGGTCGGCGAACGGAGCAAAGTCCTCCCATTCCTCCATCACGTCGATCATGCAGCGCTGCAGTTCCTCGAACGGGAATACCGACGCTTTATCGTCGACAAACTCGCACATAAACAGGTTTTTAAAATCCTCATCACTGTTTTCGCGTTTGAGCTGGTCGAGGTCGAACAGGGTGCAGCCACCGGCAAGGGCGTCCTCAATGGTGACAATCTGCCGCCACTGGCCATCGTCGCAGAGCTGACCACCGGCGAGCGCGCTGTGACTGATATCGATTTCGATGCGGTCGGAAATCCGGCTGCGCCCTTTGTTGAACAGCTCGCCAGACCAGAAGGGGTAAGCTCCGTGCGCCAGTGTTGAGGGGGTCGAAAAGTAGGTTGAGCGCAGGTGCTTCTGCGAAGCCATGCCAGAGGCGACTTTGCGCAGTTTCTGAAAGTTCGGGATCCAGAATATTTCATCGACATACAGGTCGCCGTTATGGCTCTGCGCGGTGTTGGAATTGGTGCCGAGAAAAATCAGTTTTGCGCCGTTGTTGCCGATGACAATTGGGTCGCCGGTCAGGTCGACGTCGACCAGTCGCGCAAACTGGATGATGTATTCGCGAAACACGTAAGCCTGCGTTTTACTGGCTGATAAAAATATCTGGTTATGGCCGGTTTTGAGTGCGCGCAGCAGCGCCTCGCGGGAGAAATAGAACGTCGCGCCAATCTGGCGGGATTTGAGAATGTCACGAATACGGTGCGCCAGTCCTGCGCGGTACCACTGCAACTGGTACTCGAAAGACTGGTCGAAAAATAATTCCTCCAGTTTCTCGATAGCCTCGTCGCTGAAAAAATTCTTCTTCGGCTTTTTGCGCTCCCCTTTGTTGCGGTTGGCGACGTTGGGGTTAAGGTCGGCTTCGTTGCCGGTCTGGCTGTAGCGGTTGACGCGCGCCAGCCGTTCAATCTGCCGTCCGAGCAGGTCAATCTCTTTGAAATCGCCGCCTGTCTTTTGCGGCTTGGCGATGAGCTGAATCAGCCTGGCCTCAAGGCTGCTTTCAACGCGGGAAATCGGCGCGATGCCGTCCCAGCCGTCGCGCTGCTTCCAGCTCTGCACGGTCGGGCGCTTGACCTGCAGCATTTCGGCAATCTGTGGCACGGAAAACCCCTGCCAGTAAAGCAGCGATGCCTGTCGTCGCGGGTCATGCAACAAGGTTGTATCGGTGGAAATGGTCATTGATGCCTCGCCGTAGTGGATTCAGGGCAAGGCTACTTAATGGCCGTCAGTGATTCGCTAAGGTGCTGTTGTGTGGGCGATTGTCCAGCCGTCGTTAGTGGTCTGGTGTGCCCGGAGTCTGGAAACTGGCGTTGACCAGTAACCCTAACCTCAGGACTCCTGACAATGGCAAAAAAAGTCTCAAAATTCTTTCGCATCGGCGTCGAGGGTGATACCTGCGACGGGCGCATTATCAGCGCCAGTGATATTCAGGAAATGGCCGACACGTTTGACCCGCGCGTCTACGGTTGCCGCATCAATCTTGAGCACATCAAAAGCGTGTTTCCTGATAGCCCGTTCAAACGCTATGGCGATGTGGTCGAGCTGAAAGCGGAGAAAATCGAAGATGACTCTGCGCTTAACGGAAAGCTGGCGCTGTTCGCAAAAATCAGCCCATCCGACGATTTAGTCGCAATGAATAAGGCTCTCCAGAAGGTTTATACCTCAATGGAAATCGCGCCGAATTTCAGCAACAGCGGCAAATGCTATCTCGTTGGTCTGGCTGTGACCGATGACCCGGCAAGCCTCGGCACCGAATACCTCGAATTCTGTCGCAATGCAAAACACAACCCGCTTAACCGCTTTAAAGCTAACCCTGAAAACCTGATTTCAGCGGCAACGCTTGCGGAGCTTGAGTTTGAAGACCAGCCGGAAACGGTATTCACCGCCCTGACTGACAAGGTGAAAGCCATTTTCAGCCGTAAGCAGGTCAGCGACGATGCGCGCATGAATGATGTGCATGAGGCGGTGACCGCCGTCAGCGAGCATGTGCAGACCAACCTCACTGCGCAGGATAAGCGTCTTTCCGATATGGAAACCGCGCTTGCCACCTTCAAACAGGAACTGACCGGCAAGGTTGAGGAAACCAGCCAGGCATTTTCCGCCCTGAAAACCACCCTCGATAAAACCGAAAGTTTCAGCCAGCCGCGACGCACGAAAGCCAGCGGCGGTGGTGGCGATGAGCTGCTGACCGACTGCTGATAAGCCGCAAATCAGAAACCGGGCGGCAACCCCGCCCGATGCAGTGACTAACCGATAATTTCAAACAGGAAATACTATGCGCCCGGAAACTCGTTTTAAGTTCAATGCCTATCTGACCCGCGTCGCTGAGCTGAACGGCATCAGCACTGATGACGTCAGTAAAAAATTCACCGTCGAGCCGTCCGTCACGCAAACGCTGATGAACAAAGTGCAGGAGTCCTCCGCGTTTCTGCAGACGATTAACATTCTGCCGGTCGCAGAAATGAAGGGTGAGAAAATCGGCGTCGGTGTGACCGGTACTATCGCCAGCACGACCGACACCTCGGGCGATGATGAGCGTAAGACCGCAGACTTCACCGCGCTTGAGTCCAACAAGTACGAGTGCGACCAGATTAACTTTGACTTTCATCTGAAATATAAAACCCTCGACCTGTGGGCGCGTTTTCAGGACTTCCAGCGCCGCATCCGCGACGCCATTGTCAAGCGTCAGGCGCTCGATTTCATCATGGCCGGTTTTAACGGTACCACCCGCGCCGCCACCTCTGACCGCACCAAAAATCCGATGCTGCAGGATGTGGCCGTCGGCTGGCTGCAGAAATACCGCAATGAAGCCCCGACGCGTGTGATGAGCAACATCACCGATGCTGACGGTAAGGTCGTTTCGGCAGTGATTCGCGTCGGTCGAAACGGCGACTATGAGAACCTCGACGCGCTGGTGATGGATGCGACCAACAACCTGATTGACGAGGTTTATCAGGATGACCCGAAACTCGTTGCCATCGTTGGCCGTAAGCTGCTGGCCGACAAATATTTCCCGCTGGTGAACAAGCCGCAGGAAAACAGCGAGGCGCTTGCGGCAGATATCATCATCAGCCAGAAGCGAATCGGCAACCTGCCTGCTGTGCGTGTGCCGTACTTCCCGGCGAATGCCGTGTTAGTGACCACGCTGGAAAACCTCTCTATCTATTTCATGGATGAGAGCCACCGCCGCAGCATCGATGAAAACCCGAAAAAAGACCGCGTTGAAAACTACGAGTCGATGAATATCGACTATGTGGTCGAGGCGTATGCCGCCGGGTGCCTGCTGGAAAACATCACCCTGGGCGATTTCACCGCACCTGCAGCACCGGAAAGCGGAGCCTAAACCATGACGAGCCCCGCACAGCGTCACATGATGCGGGTCTCGGCCTCTCAAGCCGCGCAGCGGGAGCAAGCCCCGCTGCGCCATGCAACCGCCTATGAGCAGATGCTGGTTAAGCTGGCCGATGACCGCCGCACGTTAAAAAACATCCGTTCAAACGAACGTAAAGCCGAGAAGAAGCGCGAGCTGCTGCCGTTCTATGCGCCGTGGGTCGCCGGTGTACTGGCTGATGGCCGTGGTGCGCAGGATGACATTGTCATGACCGTCATGCTGTGGCGTCTCGATGCCAGTGATATCGCTGGCGCGCTGGAAATTGCCCCTTACGCGCTGAAATACGTCCTCACCTCTGACCATCGTCGCACAACACCTTACATGCTGGTTGAGGAGGTGGCGCTTGCCGCGCAGCGTCTGCGCGATGCCGGTGAGTCTGTCGACCTTTCCTGGCTGCAGACCACTATCGACCTGACCGACGGCGCTGACGTTCCCGATATGGTACGCGCCCGTCTGCATAAGGTGACAGGCCTGACCCTGCGTGATGCCGGTATGAATGCAGAGGCGCTGGCGCAGTTTCAGCGCGCGATGCAGCTCGACCGCAATGCCGGTGTGCGCAAGGAGATTGAGCGACTGGAACGGGCATTGAAGCCAAAGCCAGAGGCCGCCCCCCGTAAAACGACTAAACCGCGCACGCGCAAACCTGCCAGCAAACCGGCAGCAAAGCGCGGGCGTCCACCAAAGGCGGCAAAAACCGCCGGTTAACTGAACGCTCCCCGAGCCGGGCGGCACGCTGGTCAAAGCAGGTAAAGACCTGACGGCGACCGGCGTCCACCGCCCAACCTGATGAGGTTGTCATGACGACAGTGATACTGAACCAGCCCGACGAACCGCAGGACGTACCGGGCGTGGTGATTCCTGCACCGGAGACGGGCGGTGCAGTGATTAAAAACACGTTCTTTTTCCCTGATGTGGATCCGAAGCGCGTGCGCGAACTGATGCGCCTTGAGCAGACGGTTTCCGATGCGCGCCTGCGCAATGCCATCAAGACCGGCATGGCCGAGACCAATGCGGAGCTTTACGACTACCGGCTGCGCCAGACGGCCGCCGGGTTTAAGCAACTGGCCGACGTGCCTGCCGAGGAAATCGACGGCGAGAATGTGCGTGTTTTCCATTATCTGAGCGCCGTGACGGCGATGGCAACCGCCACCCTGTATGAACGTTATCGCGGCGTTGAGGCCACCGGCAAGGGTGACAAAAAAGCCGACAGTGTGGAAACCACCATTGATGACCTGTGGCGGGATATGCGCTGGTCAGTTGCGCGCCTGCAGGACAAGCCGCGCTGCATTGTGGGTCAGCTCTGATGAAAGTCAGGGCAATGCAGGGCGACACCCTCGATGCGATTTGCGCCCGGTATTACGGGCGCACTGAGGGTGTGGTCGAGGCGGTGCTGCAGGCTAATCCGGGTCTGTCTGAGCTGGGTGTCATTCTGCCGCATGGTACCGAGATTGACCTGCCAGATGTGCCGTCTTCACCAGTAACTAACACTATCAATCTTTGGGAGTAAACCATGACAGAAGGGGAAAAAGGCGTCCTGTCACTGTTTGTGATTGGCGTGATGATTGTTGTCGGGAAAGTGCTGGCAGGTGGTGAGCCCATCACCCCGCGCCTGTTTGTCGGACGTATGCTGCTCGGCGGCTTCGTTTCGATGGTCGCCGGTGTTGTTCTGGTGCAGTTTCCTGATATGTCACTGCCTGCCGTGTGCGGGATTGGATCCATGCTCGGCATTGCCGGTTATCAGGTGGTGGAAATCGCCATACAGCGCCGCTTTAAATCACAGAAGGGGGAAGACGATGCCGGTCATTAATACTCACCAGAATATCGCCGCCTTTCTGGACATGCTGGCGTATTCCGAAGGAACGGCGAACCATCCGCTGACGAAAAACCGTGGCTATGACGTCATTGTCACCGGCCTTGATGGTAAGCCAGAGATTTTCACCGATTACAGCGACCACCCTTTCGCACATGGCCGACCACCGAAAGTGTTTAATCGCCGTGGCGAGAAATCCACGGCATCGGGGCGTTACCAGCAGCTTTATCTGTTCTGGCCGCACTATAAAAAACAGCTCTCATTACCTGATTTCAGCCCACTGTCGCAGGACAGGCTCGCGATCCAGTTAATCCGGGAGCGTGGTGCTATTGACGATATCCGGGCGGGGCGTATTGAGCGTGCTGTTTCCCGTTGTCGCAATATCTGGGCGTCATTACCGGGTGCCGGTTACGGCCAGCGCGAGCACAGTCTCGAAAAGCTGGTCACTGTCTGGCGCTCGGCTGGCGGGGTGATGGCATGAAAGTCCTGATAACGCTGCTTGTGCTGGCCGTGCTCGGGCTGCTGTGGTTGCGCCATGAGAACGGCAATTTATCCCGCTCCTTTGAGACGGCAAACCGTGTCGCGAGCGAGCAAAAGACGACGATTGGCATGCTGAAAAATCAGCTCAGTGTTGCCGGTCAGCTAGCCAGACGTAATGAATCCGCGCAGGTGGCACTGCGCGAGCAGCTCGCAAAGGCAAGTGCAGAAGCCAGCCGCCGTGAGCAGACGATAACGAGGTTACTTAATGAAAATGAAGCCTTTCGCCGCTGGTATAACGCTGCTCTGCCTGATGTTGTGCGTCGGTTGCACACCCGCCCCGCCTGCGCCAGCGCCGGTGATTGTGGTCAACGGATGCCCGAAGGTGAGCCTTTGCCAGATGCCGGGAAGTGACCCGAAAACAAATGGTGACCTGAGCGCGGATATTCGCCGTCTTGAGGGCGCGCTGACTGCCTGTGCGCTGCAGGTCAAAACCGTCAAACACTGTCAGGATGAACTCGATGCAGAAGCACAAAAGCCTGCGCAAAGCGCTGATTAACGCCGTGCCGCAGCTCCGAAATAACCCCGATATGCTGCGCCTGTTTGCCGACAACGGCCATACCGATTCCCGACTGGCGAGCTCGCTGTCGTTTGAAAAGGTGTACGTGCTTAACGTGGTGGTGACTGACTTCACCGGCGACCTCGACTTGATATTTGTGCCGGTGCAGGCGTGGCTGCGTGAGCATCAGCCGGACATTATGACCACCGACGCCGGGCGGGAGAAAGGATTCACCTGGATGATTGATATCAATAACGACGATTCGCTCGATATCAGTATCAGCCTGAGACTCACCGAGCGCACGCTCGTCAAAGAGGTCGACGGCGCACTGCACGTCAGCTATGCGCCAGAGCCGTCGCTGCCTGAACCAGTGACGCGCCCGGTCGAGCTGTACGTTAACGGCGAACTGGTGAGTAAGTGGGATGAGTGAGTTAACCGCGCTGCAGGAGCGTCTTGCCGGTCTGATTGCCAGCCTGTCACCGGCGGCGCGTCGTCAAATGGCGGCTGAGATTGCGAAAAAGCTGCGTACCAGTCAGCAACAGCGCATTAAGCGCCAGCAGGCACCCGACGGCACCCCGTATGCGGCGCGAAAGCGCCAGCCTGTGCGGAGCAAGAAAGGCCGCATTAAGCGCGAGATGTTCGCCAGACTGCGCACTAACCGCTTCATGAAAGCCAAAGGCTGCGACAGTGCGGCAGTGGTGGAGTTCACCGGCAGAGTGCAGCGCATGGTGCGGGTGCATCAGTATGGACTCAAAGACCGGCCAAACCGCAACAGCCGCGATGTGCAGTACGAGGCGCGCCCGTTGATCGGTTTCACCCGCGACGATGAGCAGATGATTGAAAATGTTATTGTTAGCTTTTTGAATAGATGATGACTAAGTAAGTTATTTCAGGAACAGCCAGCACTGGAGAGGTTCCTGAAGTTAAGTGTTAAGTTTGACACATATTACAAAGTGAAATTTATCCCTAGCTCTGTTTTGGCAATCTCTAATACAGATTCGGAATTGCTCCATGAGCCATTCAAATCACCGCAGCATTCAGGACTTAAACATACTGTTAGACAGGATATTTTTCTGCTGTCGAGGCCTGCTTTCACTATTTTAAATAGTTTCGTGATAAATTTGTCATCGATGAACTTAAAATAATCCCCATGCTCACCAGTAAAAAAATAATCAAGATCAATATTGACTATGATTTTTTGATGGTTGTTAATTGCGCCTTCTAAATCATCAAGAAGTTCGTAAGGCTCAACATCGCTGAAGCAATGATCGAATGGATTGTTAGGGTAGGAACCGTCTTTGTGTGTTGCTAAATAGATGCACTCGATGTGGTTTTGTAGTGCACTGTCAGAAATGAAGAAAGATAGGTAGTTATCCCATCGTATTAATGGTGTTTTTTGTTTATTAACCTGAACTTCTAAGGCTAAATATTCTTCGAGAGTCTTTAAATTAAAAACGCCCGGAAACATCCCTGAATAGGGAGCATTTAAGGTTCCGGTATCATAGTGTCTATCGATGTGGAATAAAGCAATATTCTGATTAGGTTTTAGGTGTTGCATCCAGCACCATAAGGCAATTCGGTGATTGTCGCTAATGTATATACCATTATCTTCAACAACAAAGTTGACATTGAATGCACCTGAAGTGCCTTTTTGTTTTAGGTGTATCAGCCAATTCATAATAACTCCGCCTTTTAATATTTTTAAAAGTAATGCTAGCACAAGGATAAAGCTTCTCAGAGAGTTGTGCTAGTCATGAAAGAGCTCCACGGATTAGAAAACATGGACTGTTAACTTCAAAATAGTGTTCATGAATACATTGAACAATTTACAAGAATTAGCTCGTGCAATTCGCAACCTCATCCGCTCAGGTGTGGTGACTGAGGTCGATATTGTGCAGGGGCTGTGCCGCGTACAAAGCGGCGGGATCCAGACTACATGGCTGAACTGGCTTACTACCCGCGCCGGTCGTTCTCGTACATGGTGGGCTCCCTCGGTCGGTGAGCAGGTACTGCTGCTGGCGATTGGTGGTGAGCTTGATACCGCTTTCGTGCTGCCGGGAATTTTTTCCGACGATAACCCCGCCCCTTCAGCCTCGGCGGATGCGTGGCATGTGGTGTTCCCTGATGGCGCGGTTATGGAGTATGAGCCGGAAACCAGTGCGCTGACGGTCAGCGGCATCAAGACTGCTGATGTGACGGCATCGGAGTCTATCACCGCCACCGTGCCGGTGGTGCTGGTCAAAGCGGCTGAGCGTATCACCCTCGACACCCCGGAGGTGGTCTGCACCAACAAACTGACGACGGCGACGCTTGAGGTGCAGAAAGGCGGCACCATGCGGGGAAATATCGAACATACCGACGGCACGTTGAAATCAAACGGTGTACAGGTTGATGACCACGGTCACGGTGGCGTGCAACGGGGCGGGAGCTGGACGGAGGGCACTAAATGACAGCGCGCTATATGGGGATGAACCGCAATACCGGCCTCGCTATCCATGACAGTGAGCATATCAGCCAGAGCATGCGCGACATTCTGCTGACACCGGTCGGCTCGCGGGTAATGCGTCGTGAATATGGCTCGCTCCTGTCTGCGCTGATTGACATGCCACAAACCCCGGCGCTCAGGCTGCAAATCATGGTGGCGTGCTATTCCGCGATCCAGAAGTGGGAACCACGCATCAGGCTTACATCCATCAGTTTTGAGCGCGGCGACACTGGCGAAATGTATGTTGATATTACCGGGATGCGTACCGATACCGGTGCGTCAGTTTCAACCACTGTTTCACTGAGTTAAATCACTATGGCAACTGTTGACCTGAGTCTGCTCCCTGTTCCCGATGTGGTCGAGGAACTGGACTATGAAACTATCCTTGCGGAGCGCATTGCGACGCTGATTTCGCTCTATCCAGAAGACCAGCAGGAAGCCGTCGTCCGGACGCTCGCGCTTGAGTCTGAGCCGGTTGTTAAGCTGTTGCAGGAAAACGCCTACCGTGAGGTTATCTGGCGTCAACGTGTCAATGAGGCTGCACGCGCGGTCATGCTGGCTTATGCCATAGACAGTGACCTCGATAATATCGGGGCGAATTTCAATGTTGAGCGCCTTGTCGTCACGCCTGCTGATGACACTACCATTCCACCCACCCCGGCAGAAATGGAGCTCGACGCCGATTATCGTCTGCGCATACAGCAGTCATTTGAAGGAATGAGCGTGGCGGGCTCTACGGGTGCCTATGAATTTCATGGTCGTAGTGCTGACGGGCGTGTCGCTGATATTTCTGTTATCAGCCCTTCCCCCGCGTGCGTCACGATATCTGTGCTCTCGCGTGAGAATAACGGCGCGGCGTCTGATGAGCTACTGAGCATTGTGCGCAATGCACTTAATGGTGAGGACGTGAGGCCGGTTGCTGACCGTGTAACGGTGCAATCAGCTCAGATTGTTGATTACCAGATACGCGCAACGCTTTTCATTTATCCGGGGCCGGAAAGTGAGCCGATTCGCGCAGCGGCTGAGGCGAAGCTCAAAGCCTATGCCAGCGCTCAACACCGGTTAGGGCGGGATATTCGCCTGTCGGCCATCTATGCCGCGTTACATGTTGAGGGGGTGCAGCGTGTCGAGCTGGCGGCGCCAGTGGCTGACATTGTGCTTGATAAAACGCAGGCCTCCTTTTGCACTGACTATCAGATAGTGATTGGTGGCTCTGATGAGTGATGTGCGCCTGTTACCTGCAGGCTCATCACCTCTTGAGGTGGCTGCTGCCCGTGCCTGTGCAGATATTGAAAATACCCCCATTCCGTTACGCCGCCTGTGGAGCCCTGACACCTGTCCTGCAAACCTTTTGCCGTGGCTGGCGTGGGCGTTTTCCGTTGACCGCTGGGATGAGAACTGGCCGGAAGAAACCAAGCGTGACGTTATTCGCAGTGCGTATTACATCCACTGTCACAAAGGGACGATAGGCGCTGTGCGGCGTGTGGTTGAGCCGCTCGGTTACGTCATTAACGTTACTGAGTGGTGGGAGAATGACGACCCGGCGGGTACTTTTCGTCTTGATATCGGTGTGCTGGAAAGCGGCATCACCGAAGAAATGTATTTAGAAATGGAACGGCTAATTGCGGATGCAAAACCCGTCAGCCGTCACCTGATTGGTCTGAATATTATCCAGGACATAGCGGGTTATATGTACACCGGCGGTGTGGCATATGACGGCGACATTATTACGGTTTACCCGGATGAGTGAGGAATAATGAGCAAAAAATTTAAAACAATTATTACCACTGCCGGTGCTGAGAAACTGGCGGCAGCCACTGTGCCGGGTGGTAAAAAAGTGAACCTTACTGCGATGGCTGTCGGTGATGGCGGCGGCACGCTGCCGGAGCCAGACGCCGGTCAGACGAAGCTCATTAATGAGGTCTGGCGTCATGCGCTGAATAAAATCAGCCAGGACAATAAAAATAAAAACTACATCGTGGCAGAGCTGGTCATCCCTCCTGATGTGGGGGGCTTCTGGATGCGCGAGCTGGGTCTGTATGATGATGCAGGCACGCTGATTGCCGTTGCCAATATGGCCGAAAGTTACAAGCCGAAGCTGGCCGAGGGCTCGGGGCGTGCGCAGACCTGTCGCATGGTGATTATTGTCAGTAACGTTGACTCGGTGGCATTGTCCATTGATGCAACAACGGTAATGGCAACGCAGGATTATGTCGACGACAAGCTCGCCGAGCATGAACAGTCCCGCAAACATCCTGACGCCACGCTGAAAGAAAAAGGTTTTGTGCAGCTCAGCAGTGCGACCGACAGCACGTCTGAGACGCTCGCAGCGACGCCGAAAGCGGTTAAGGCGGCGTATGACCTTGCCAGTGGTAAATATACGGCTCAGGACGCGAGCACAGCGCAGAAAGGTCTGGTGCAGCTCAGCAGCGCGACCGACAGCACGTCTGAGACGCTCGCCGCGACGCCGAAAGCGGTTAAGGCAGCGTATGACCTTGCTAATGGTAAATATACAGCTCAGGACGCGAGCACAACGCAGAAAGGTCTGGTGAAACTCAGCAGCGATACTGACAGCTCATCTGAGAGCCTTGCCGCGACACCGAAAGCGGTCAAGGAAGCTAACGACAACGCAGATAAGAGACTGGCTAAAGAGCAGAACGGCAGGGATATTCCAGAAAAAGATTTATTCGTGCGTAACACAGGCGCAGCGCGGGCTTTCAGTGGCTCTGTAAGCATTGGCGGGGGCGGTAACTGGACGACTGCGGAGTTTATCGTCTGGCTGGAGCAACAAGGTGCGTTTAATCATCCGTACTGGATGTGTAAAGGTTCGTGGTCTTATGGTGATAACCGAACCATCACCGATACCGGGTGCGGAAATATCCAGTTAGCCGGTGCGGTGGTTGAGGTGATGGGGATTCGCGGTGCGATGACTATTCGCATTACGACCCCGACAACAGCAATGAGTGGGCTTGCCAGTGCTCAGTTTACCTACATCAATCATGGTGATGACTATATGCCGGGCTGGCGCAGGGATTTCAACACCGCGAATCCGCCCTCTGATGCCTATCCAGTGGGCGCTCCTGTCCCGTGGCCGTCTGATGCTGTGCCCGCTGGTTATGCATTAATGCAGGGACAGGCCTTTGATAAATCAGTCTATCCGTTGCTTGCAGTGGCGTATCCCTCTGGGGTGATTCCTGATATGCGCGGTCAGACCATCAAAGGCAAACCAGCCAGCGGACGCGCCGTATTGTCTCAGGAGCTCGACGGTATTAAATCACACGACCACGGCGCAACGGTCGCGGCTACCGACATTGGAAACCGGGACACAACCGGATTTGATTACGGAACCAAAACGACGAATACCACAGGTTCACACGCTCACAATTATACTGGCCCGACTTCAACAACCGTTAAAGATGGTGACCGAAACCAGGCATTAGCCACTGCAGGAACCATGACGACCACCCCATCGGGCGACCACGCTCACTCGGTATATATTGGGGCACATGCTCACTCTGTCTATATTGGCGCGCACAGCCACGGTGTAACTGTTTGGGCATCTGGTCAGGCTGAAAATACCGTAAAAAACACCGCATTTAACTACATTGTGAGGCTTGCATAATGACTTTTAAAATGACCAACACCAATCGCGTGATTACGATTTACAACCTGTCATCTGCCACGAATGAGTTTATCGGTAAGGGGGATGGCTTTATTCCGGCCAATACGGGCTTGCCTGCCTACAGCACCGATATTGCGCCCCCAAAAGTGACGGCGGGTTTTGTGGCTGTTTTTGATGCTCAGGCTAATAAATGGTCGCGGGTTGAAGACCACCGTGGGACAACCGTTTATGACATCAGCACCGGTAAGCCCACTGTTATTGAAGAGCTGGGCGCTCTGCCTGATAACGTTGTGTCGGTTGCACCTGACGGGGAGTATGTAAAATGGGACGGTACTCAGTGGCTCCACGATGCCGAAGCGGAAAAAACATTTCGTCAGGGGCAGGCGGCGCAGGAAAAAGCAAACCTGCTGACGATGGCAACATTGGCTATTGCCCCCCTGCAGGATGCTGTTGATCTGGATATGGCCACGGAAGACGAATCGAATGCGCTTATTGCGTGGAAAAAGTATCGCGTGATGCTAAACCGAATCAAACCCGAAGATGCCCCTGATATCTCATGGCCGGTACTGCCAGCGTAACTGGCATCTCTCAGGCGGGCAGTTGCCCGCACTTTCCTGCTCCCCGGTTGTGTCAGACCGTATCCAACCCTGATAAATAGCCCGCTACCCCCACACAACAGAAAATACACTCACCCCTTAACCATGGAGTTAACCGGATGAGTGATTTTCACCACGGCGTGCAGGTGCTTGAAATTAACGACGGCACCCGCGTCATTTCCACCGTTTCGACCGCTATCATCGGCATTGTCTGCACGGCCAGTGATGCGGATGCGAAGCTATTCCCCCTCAATGAGCCGGTACTGATTACCAACGTGCAAAGCGCCATTGCGAAAGCCGGTAAAAAAGGCACGCTAGCGACCTCCCTGCAGGCCATCGCAGACCAGTCGAAGCCGGTTACTATCGTTGTGCGCGTTGCCGAAGGTACCGGTGACGATGCAGAAGCGCAGACCGTTACCAATATCATCGGAGGCACGGATGAGAATGGTAAATACACTGGCATTAAAGCGCTGTTGACTGCCGAAGCAGTTACCGGCGTTAAGCCGCGTATTCTCGGTGTGCCGGGTCTCGATACGCAAGAGGTAGCGGTCGCACTTGCGTCAGCCGCTATCAAACTACGCGCATTTTGCTATGTCAGCGCGTGGGGCTGTAAAACCATTTCCGAGGCGATGGCCTATCGTGAGAATTTCAGCCAGCGCGAACTGATGCTCATCTGGCCTGACTTCCTCGCATGGGATACCACCGCGAACGCCACCGCGACGGCCTACGCCACCGCTCGCGCACTCGGTCTGCGTGCCTACATCGACCAGACTATCGGCTGGCACAAAACGCTGTCTAACGTTGGCGTACAGGGCGTCATTGGCATCAGTGCCTCAGTCTTTTGGGATTTGCAGGCATCCGGCACCGATGCTGACCTACTCAACGAGGCCGGAGTCACGACTCTGGTGCGCAAAGATGGTTTCCGTTTTTGGGGGAACCGCACCTGTTCTGATGACCCGCTTTTCCTGTTTGAGAACTACACCCGCACCGCGCAGGTGCTGGCCGACACAATGGCTGAGGCGCACATGTGGGCGGTCGATAAGCCCATCACCGCATCGCTCATCCGTGACATTGTCGACGGCATTAACGCCAAATTCCGCGAGCTGAAATCTAACGGCTACATCGTGGACGGTGAATGCTGGTTCGACGAGGAATCGAACGACAAGGAAACCCTCAAGGCCGGGAAACTGTATATCGACTACGACTATACGCCGGTTCCACCACTGGAAAGCCTGACCCTGCGCCAGCGTATCACCGATAAATATCTGGTGAATCTGGCCGAATCGGTCAACAGCTAAGGAGCCTGAAACAACATGGCACTACCCCGCAAACTTAAATATCTGAATATGTTCAATGACGGCCTTAGCTATATGGGCGTTGTTGAATCCGTGACACTGCCGAAGCTGACCCGCAAGCTCGAAAACTATCGCGGCGGCGGCATGAATGGCGCGGCGGCGATTGACCTTGGTCTCGACGATGATGCGCTCACCGTCGAATGGTCTGTCGGTGGCCTGCCTGATGTGGCGCTGTGGGCGCAGTATGCGGCACCGGGTGCTGATGCCGTGCCGCTGCGTTTTGCTGGATCTTACCAGCGTGACGACACTGGCGAAATCGTTGCTGTCGAGGTGGTCATGCGTGGCCGTCATAAAGAAATCGACGGCGGCGAGAATAAGCAGGGTGAAAACACCTCGACCAAACTGTCGACCGTCTGCACCTATTACCGCCTCACGATTGATGGTAGCGACATTATCGAAATCGACACCGTCAACATGGTCGAGAAGGTGAACGGCGTCGACCGTCTGGAGCAGCACCGCCGCGCAATCGGGCTGCTGTAATTCCCTGACCGGTCAGCACTGCTGGCCGGTTATTACCCCCATTCAGAGCAGAGAAAAACATCATGGCAAAAGCTCCACGCAAAACCCCTGAATTTGTTGATACGGCTGGCAATGAAATTGACACCGTAAACCCGAACGTCGTGACCCTCGACAAGCCGATTAAGCGCGCCGGTCAGACGATTGAAAAGGTCACCCTGATTGAACCGAACGCAGGCACCCTGCGCGGCGTCAGTCTGGCGGCAGTGGCGCAGTCCGAGGTCGATGCGCTGATTAAGGTGCTGCCCCGCATGACCTACCCGGCACTCACCACGCAGGAACTCACCGCAATGAACCTGCCCGATATGCTGTCACTGGCCGCTAAGGTGATTGGTTTTTTGTCACCGGCTTCGGCGGAATAGACTTCCCGCCCGACCTGTCGACCGATGACCTGATGGCGGATATTGCAGTGATATTCCACTGGCCGCCATCAGAGCTCTATTCCCTGAGCCTGTGCGAGCTCATCACATGGCGCGAAAAGGCGCTGCAGCGTAGCGGAAACCACAATGAGTAATAACCTGAGGCTTGAGGTATTGCTGAAAGCGGTCGACCAGGCGACCCGACCGCTTAAATCTATCCAGACCGCGAGTAAAACCCTGTCGGGTGATATTCGCACCACACAAAAAGGGCTGCGTGACCTGAATGGTCAGGCGTCGAAAATCGACGGCTTTCGTAAGACAAGTGCGCAACTGGCCGTAACCGGTCAGGCGCTTGAAAAAGCGAAACGTGAAGCCGAGGAGCTTGCCACCCAATTTAAAAATACCGAACGGCCAACGCGTGCGCAGGCGCAGGTGCTTGAATCGGCAAAACGTGCGGCTGATGGTCTGCAGGTCAAATACAACAGCCTCACCGAGTCGGTAAAACGCCAGCAACGCGAACTGGGTGCTGCCGGAATCAATACCCGCAACCTTGCTAATGACGAGCGAGGATTAAAAAACCGCATCAGTGAAACGACAGCACAACTCAACCGGCAGCGCGAGGCGCTGGCGAAGGTCAGCGCACAGCAGGCGCACTTAAACCGCGTGAAAGAACGATATAAATCAGGTAAGGAGCTTGCCGGTAACATGGCCGCAGCAGGCGCTGCCGGGGTAGGTATTGCGACAGCGGGAACGATGGCCGGGGTTAAATTGCTGATACCCGGTTATGACTTTGCGCAGAAAAATTCCGAGCTGCAGGCTGTGCTCGGGGTCGATAAGCAGTCGCCAGAAATGGAGGCGTTACGCAAACAGGCTCGCCAGCTCGGCGACAATACTGCAGCCTCTGCAGATGACGCAGCGAGCGCGCAAATCATCATTGCGAAAAGCGGCGGTGACGCTGCTGCTATTCAGGCGGTGACGCCAGTCACACTGAATATGGCACTGTCAAACCGACGCTCGATGGAGGAAAACGCTGCGCTGCTGACCGGGATGAAATCAGCATTTCAGCTTTCAAACGACAAGATTGCGCACATTGGCGACGTTCTCTCGATGACGATGAACAAAACCGCCGCCGATTTTGACGGACTGAGCGACGCGTTGACCTATGCCGCGCCGGTGGCAAAAAATGCCGGGGTGAGCATCGAACAAACCGCCGCAATGGTCGGTGCGCTGCACGACGCCAAAATCACCGGGTCAATGGCGGGCACGGGTAGCCGCGCCATTCTCAGCCGCCTGCAGGCTCCCACCGGAAAAGCGTTTGAGGCCATTAAGGAGCTCGGCGTCAAAACGTCCGACAGCAAGGGGAACACGCGCCCGATATTCTCCATCCTGAAAGAAATGCAGCGCAGCTTTGAGAAAAATAACCTCGGGACAAGCCAGCGCGGCGAGTACATGAAAACCATTTTCGGCGAAGAGGCCAGCTCGGCGGCGGCGGTACTGATGGAAGCAGCCTCAAGCGGCAAACTTGACCGGCTCACCGAAGCGTTTAAAGCCTCGGACGGTAAAACCGAGGAACTGGTTAAGGTCATGCAGGATAACCTCGGCGGCGACTTTAAAGAGTTCCAGTCTGCTTATGAGGCAGTCGGTACCGACCTGTTTGACCAGCAAGAGGGCTCGCTGCGTAAACTCACCCAAACCGCCACGCAATACGTGTTAAAGCTCGACGGCTGGATCCAGAAGAACAAAGGGCTGGCGACAACCATCGGCATCATCGCCGGTGGCGCACTGGCTCTGATTGGTATCATCGGCGGTATTGGTCTCGTTGCGTGGCCGGTTGTTATGGGGATTAACGCCATTATCGCTGCTGCTGGCGTGCTGGGTACGGTATTTACTGTCACCGGTAGTGCCATTGTGACCGCACTCGGCGCGATTACCTGGCCGATTGTCGCAGTTGGGGCGGCGATTGTGGCCGGGGCGCTGCTCATTCGTAAATATTGGGAGCCCATCAGCGCATTTTTCTCGGGGGTGATTGAGGGGGTCATGAGCGCCTTTACCCCTGTCGGAGAAATGTTCGCGCCACTGGCACCCATTTTTGACGGTCTCGGTGAGAAACTGCGCGGTGTCTGGCAGTGGTTTAAAGACCTGATAGCACCGGTCAAGGCCACGCAGGAAACGCTCGATAGCTGCAAAAATGTTGGCGTCATATTCGGTCAGGCGCTGGCCTCTGCTTTGATGGCTCCGCTCAATGTATTTAACAAGTTGCGCAGCGGTGTCGACTGGCTTCTCGAAAAGCTCGGTATCATCAACAAAGAGTCAGACAGCCTCGACCAGACTGCCGCCAAAACCAACGCGGCCACGCAGAGTAATTCTTATATCCCGGCAACCAGCACATATGGCGGTTATCAGGCTTATCAGCCAGTGACCGCACCGGCGGGACGTTCTTACATCGACCAGAGCAAAAGTGAGTACAACATCACTTTACCGGGTGGTGTTGCGCCCGGGCATCAGCTTGACCGACAGCTACGCGACACACTCGAACAGATCGAGCGTGAGAAGCGTGCACGGCAGCGCGCCAGTATGAGCCATGACTGAGGGGGAATAAATAATGATGCTTGCACTTGGAATGTTTGTGTTTGAACGCCGCACCCTGCCTTATCAGTCGATGCAACACTCGAAGGATTACCGCTGGGTGTCTAATGATAGGGTTGGTAAACCTCCCGCTTATCAGTTTCTCGGTGAGGGGGAAACCTCTATCCAGCTTGCCGGTACGCTTTATCCTGCCATTACCGGAGGCCGTATATCACTGAGGGTAGTTGAACTGATGGCCGACGAGGGCAGAGCGTGGCCGCTGATTGAGGGTACCGGCAATATCCTCGGGATGTATATCGTCGATAAAGTCTCGACTACACACACCGAGTTTTTCAGTGATGGCGCGGCCAGAAAGATTGATTTCACACTTTCGCTGAAACGGGTCGACGAATCACTGGCGGCGATGTTTGGCGACCTGAATAAGCAGGCCAGCGAACTGCTTGACTCTGCGGGTAACCTGACCGATAAGCTGCAGGGTATGCTCGGAGGGCTGACCGCATGATGACGGGCATGACCATTGATGCCGGGGAGAGCCTTGCACCGGCATTTATGCTGACGCTGAACAGCCAGGACATTACCAGTAATTTTAGTGATCGGCTGATTTCTCTCACCATGACCGACAACCGGGGTTTTGAAGCTGACCAGCTCGACATTGAGCTCGACGATACTGACGGCAAAGTCGAGTTACCCCTGCGCGGGGCGGTGCTGACGCTGTGGCTTGGCTGGCAGGGTTCGGCACTTCTGAATAAGGGCGATTTCACGGTTGATGAGATTGAGCACCGGGGCGCGCCTGATACGCTGACCATTCGTGCGCGTAGTGCAGATTTTCGCGGAACACTCAATTCACGGCGTGAGGAATCATGGCACGACACCACTCTCGGTGAACTGGTCAGTGCCATTGCAAAACGCAATAAACTGACGGCCAGCGTCGCGGATTCGCTGAAAAAAATCCCGGTACCGCATATCGACCAGTCGCAGGAATCCGACGCAGTATTTTTGACCAGACTGGCTGAGCGCAACGGGGCGACAGTATCAGTGAAAGCGGGGAAATTGCTGTTTCTGAAAGCCGGTAGCGCAGTGACGGCCAGCGGTAAACCCGTCCCACAAATGACACTGACCCGAAGTGATGGTGACCGTCATCAGTTTGCCATTGCCGACCGTGGGGCTTATACCGGCGTAACGGCAAAATGGTTGCACACCAAAGACCCTAAGCCGCAAAAGCAAAAGGTAACGCTGAAACGTAAACCAAAAGAGAAGCACCTGCGCGCACTGGAACACCCGAAAGCAAAGCCGGTCAGCAAAAAGACAAAAGCCAAAAAAGAGCAGGAAGCGCGCGAGGGTGAGTATATGGCCGGTGAGGCTGATAACGTGCTGGCGCTGACGACGGTCTACGCTTCAAAGGCTCAGGCGATGCGAGCAGCTCAGGCTAAGTGGGATAAGTTGCAGCGAGGCGTTGCGGAGTTTTCAATTACACTGGCGCTCGGTCGGGCTGATTTATTCCCCGAGACACCGGTGCGCGTGTTGGGCTTTAAGCGCGTCATAGATGAGCAGGCATGGTTAATCAGTAAGGTAACTCACAATCTGAATAATAATGGATTCACGACGGGCTTAGAGCTTGAGGTTAAGCTCTCCGATGTGGGGTACAGTGCTGAACCAGATGATGAATAA